TGCAGCAGTCGAGCGTCCTCCGCAGCATCGCGAAGATCAGCACGATCGACTCGAAGCGCACCATCGCCGTCGAGAACGCCCTTCCCACGACCGCCCTGGTCGCTGAGAACGGTTCCGTCACCCCGGCCGATCCGTCGTTCTCGACGCAGATCACCGTGATCCCGTTCAAGTACGTCACCGCGACCACCATGACGATGGAGTTCATGGAGGACGTGGTCGGCACCAACGGCATCGGCACCGGCATGGACTACGTCGCGCAGAAGATCGCCGCGTCGCTGGCGCTGAAGCTCGACGAGGCCTACACCATCGGCGCCGGCGGCACCGCCGAGCCGCAGGGCATCTGCGACGCCGGCGCGACTTCGCTGGCCGGCATCGTCACCCAGGGCATCCAGCTCGCCGAGGACGCCGCCCCGACCGCGATCACGGCCGACAACCTGATCGACTGCTACTTCGCCGTTCAGCCCCAGTACCGCGCCTCGCCGCGGTTCCAGTGGCTCGTCAGCGACACCGTCGTGAAGACGGTCCGCAAGCTGAAGACCCTCGGCTCGACCGGCGACTACATTTGGACCACCTCGCCGAACGTCAACGGCCAGGCCGCCACCGGCGTCGCCGGCGCGATCCTCGGCGTTCCGTACAACGTCGGCAAGTACGTCCCGACCACGGTCGGCGGTGCGACCAACGCCAACGTCCGCGGCAACGCGTACGCGGTCTGCGGGCACTGGGATTACTTCGAGATCTTCGACCGCAGCGGCATGCAGTCCATGATCGACCCCTACAGCGGCGCGGCCAACATGCGCAGCACGCTGTACACCTGGATGCGCACCGACAGCAAGATCATGCTGCCGGAGGCGTTCGCGGCGATCTACAGCCTCAACGCGACCTGATTTCTTTCTTGTCTCCGGTGGCTTGGGGGGGAAACCCCCCAGGCCGCTTTCCATGACGGTTCCCCTCTCGACAATCAAGTCGGCGTTGAAGATCGACTACGACGACGACGACGCGGACCTCACGCGCCTGCGCGAGGCGGCTATCACGTTCGTCGAGCGCCGCACGGCCGTGCGCCTGGCGCCGACGGCGTGCACGCTGTATCTCGCGAGCTGGACCGACAGCGTTCTCCCCGAGACGCCGTTCTCGGCGATCACGTCGGTGGCCTACACCGACACCTCGTCGGTTTCGCAGACGATGTCCGCGTCCGACTATTGGATCGACCGAACGGACGGCCCGATGCCCGTCCTGCGGTTCCTCGAGGCGCCCGCCCTCGGCGAGGGGACGGCGATCACGGTGACGTATACGGCCGGCTACAGCGCCGTGCCGAGCGACCTGACGCACTGCGTGATCGCCATCGTCGGAGCGTGGTACAACAATCCCGAGGCGTTCCAACCGATCGGCCTGAGCACCGTCCCGATGTCGGTCGAGATGATCCTCGAGATGGCTTCGGCCAGGACGGCGATCCGATGATCTCCGGCGGCCGGCTCCGCTGGTCGGCGTCCGTGCTCCGCGCGGCCACGACGCTCGACGCCCTCGGCCGGCGCACCAACACCTTCACCACGCAGGGCACGATGCGCGTCGACCTGCGCGAGTCGGGATCGTCCGAACAGCCCTACGCGGACGGCGTCGCCGTTGTCGCGAATTGGGAGATCCGCACCCGCTGGCCGAACATCGCCCGGCTCGGCGTGACCGAGCTCGACCGACTCACCGTGCGAGGGCGCACGCTCAGGATCAACGGCATCCGCAACCTCGACGAGCGCGACCGCGTCGCGGTGCTCGATTGTTCGGAGGTCCTGTGATCGAGTCGACCCTGATCACCTGGCTCACCAGCGCGCCGCAGACGACCGCCGGCGCCCGCGTCTACACCGGCTCGCGGCTCCAGTCGTCGACGCTGCCGGCGCTGGTGGTCGAGGTCCCCGACGGCGCCACGGCGACCGTGGGCCCGTCCCTCGACCGATACACCGTCGTGATCCGCGCGGTGTGCGAAACGATGGCGGACGCTCAGACGCTGGCCGCCGCCGCCGTCGTTAAGCTTCGCACGTCGGCCGCCGCCGCGAATGCCCAGCACGTCGTGCTCGAGGACCAGTATCCGATGCTCGACGAGCCGGTCGTCGGCGAAGGCGACGAAACCGAGCCGGCGATCTGTTCGTCGAATCTCACCCTCTATCTGAAGGTCTGACCATGGCAGCACCCACGTCCGCCGTCACCGTCAAGTTCACCGATGGCACGCCCACGACCTACACCGTGTCGGGCGTCGGCTCGGTGGACCTCAACCTGTTCCATACGCCGATCGAGACGACCGCCGTGTCGGACACGAATCGCGTGTTCGAGCATGGATTCAAAGAGGCGACGGTCGATCTCGAGGTGTTCTACGACTCGTCCGTCGCATCGCATGTTCTCCTGCCGGAGGGCATCGACACCGGGACATTCATCCCGACCGTCGAAATCTCATGGCAGACCGTCTCGGGCACGGTGAAGAAGGTGTCGGGCAAGTGCATGGTGACCAGCTGGCGCCTCAACCTGACCCCGAACAACGTCGTGAGCGTGACCGCATCCCTCACCTTCGCCAACGGCGCGATCTCGGTGGTCGGATGATCGGCGCCCTGCTTGCCCGCCCGCACCGGATCGAGTTCCGTGGGGAGTCGATCACGCTCCGCCGGCCGACCGTCGCCGACATGGTGGCGGCCGCCGACGCCGCCGAGCGCGGCGTGCACATGTCCGCCTGGCTCGTCGCGACGCACGTCATGGACGGCGACGCGCCCGCGTTTGAATCCCTCGAGCAGGTCATGCAGCTCGAGGGGCCGGCGGTGCTCGCCCTGTCCGCCGAGATCGAGAAGCTCTACGGTGAAGGCCTGGACTTGCAATCGCCGCACGCGAAATCCTGAGTGCGGCACAGATCGAGGTGCGGCTCGAGACGCCGCTGGTCGTGTGGAACGCCATGAGATCAGCCCGAGGAAACGCCATCGATGTCGCGAAACAGCTTCACAGCATTAGTCGAGATCGACGGCGCGGAGATCGAGATGCTCAACCGCAAGCTGCGGCGCCTCGGTGACGACCTGGCGCCGAAGGCCCTGCGCAACGGCTTCCGCAAGTGGACGACGCTCTGCAAGCGCACCGCCAAGACGCTGGCCCCGCGCGGCCCGTCGCGCCCGACCGAGAAGGTGCGCGGCACCGAGCGCCCAAACCCGCACATCGCCGACTTCATCACCACCAAGGTGAAGGGATACAGCAAGGGCCGCGTGGTGTGGGCGGCCGTTGGCGTCAAGGAAATCCGAGGCAGCTACGCCACGCCGCATTGGTATCTGCGATGGGTCGAGTTCGGCCACAAGATCAAGCGCCGCGCGACCCAGGCCGAACAGATTCTGTTGAAGTCTCGAGGCAACGAGAAGAAGAAGGAATACAGCCGGATCACGATCGGCGAGGTGCGCGGGACGTTCTTCCTGCGCAAGACCCTCTCCATGTGCGAGCCGAGGCTCGTGCCCGCCGTCGAGGACGCGATCGCCGCTCAGATCGAGAAGAACTGGGAGGTGAAGCGTGGCAGGTAAAGTCTCCAAGGTAAACATCGGCATCACCGGCGACGCGTCGGGCCTCGCGAAGGCGACGGACGTGGCGGCCGCCCGCCTGCGCGGCCTGCGCGCTGAGGCCGAGAAGACCCGCAAGCAGATGGCGAATTTCAAGGGCACGGCGAACCAAACCGCCGAGAGCCTGGCGAAGTTCGGCGTCGGCCCGCGCGGTTTGCAGGGCATCGCGGCGATCGCCGGCCTGGCGTCCATGGGCCGGCAGGGCGCCGCCCTGGGCTCGATCGGCATCATGCTCGCGACCGCCACGACGGGCCTCGCCGTCGTCAATCAGGCGATCGAGCAGATCCCCGAGCAGCGCCGGAAGGCCCTCGAGGCGCTGAAGCAACGGCAGCGGATCGGCGGCAAGCCCCTGTCCGAGTTCGGCCTGACCGAGCGCCTCGCGAGGGGCGCCGCCGGCATCGCGCCGCCGACCGTCGCCGAGCAACTTGGCATGTTCGGCGGATTCAATGCGGCATTCGCGGCGCAGAACACCCCGAAGGCCCGCACCCTGCGGTTCATCGCCGGCGAGGCGCCGGGCATGGTCGGCGCGTTCCTGGGCACGACCGCCGGCGGCGGCGGATTCGCCGAGGCGCGGCGGAACATGCTCGAGACGCAATTCGGCAGTTCCAACATGCTCATGATTACGCCCCGGCTCATGCAGATCTACGATGACGCCGACAAGGCCACCTACGGCCTGCTCCGAATGCTGACCAGGTGAATCGATGCCCGTCACCCTGACCACCAAGACCATTTCCCAGCAGTGGAGCTCAGCGAGCGACGCGGGCACGAATTCATTCATCGTGCAGAAGCGCATTGTGGCCGACGCGGCGCTCGACGGCCTGAGCAGCGCCGATACCAAGACGATCATCGATGCAGCGGCCGCGAACCCGATGCAGCTCTACGGGACGTTTTCGACGACGACCCTGCTCGGCCCGATGCGCGTGCGCGACGCGAAGGTCGTCACCGTCCCGAACAGCGGCGGGAAGATTTTCGATGTCGCGGTGACGTACAACACCGAGTACACCTGGGCAGAGAACGTGCTCGCCGCAGAAGGCAACGAGATTCAAAAGTACATCCTGCCGGTGTCGACCGAGTGGGAGGCCGGCGAGCGATCGGTGCAGGCCTACCGGCAGTACGCGGTTTCTCCGGCGTACACATTCCCCGCGGCGAACCTCAACAGCAGCGCCGACATCGGCGGCCTGAAGATCGACGAGGGCGGCAAGCCCATCGAGCTCCGCATCCCGTCAACCGACTTCAAGGTGTCCCTGATCGTCGACACGACGCAGTACACCATGACGGGCCTGTATGACACCATCTCGGCGAAGCGCGGAACGTGGAACAGCACCACGTTCCTGCACTGGTCGGCGAATCAGGTCTATTGCACGGGCGCCTCGGTTTCGCACATCCGAGACGAGTTCTACCGCGTCACCTATTCGTTCAAGTGGGACGCGTGGTACGACTGTACGCAGGAGTGCCTGCGCGACGGCGAGGGATACGTCATCGGCGACGGCGCATCGCACGCCGGAACGGTCTACTGGCGTTCGCAGGTGCGCACGACATCGGACCACAACACGATCTTCGATCCACAACCCGACTCGACCGTCGCCAAGCAGATCGCCAAGGAAGGCTCGTTCGTTACGTACCCATGATGCTCACCAAGACCATCGCCCGCAGGATCGACCGATCGGCCGCCGCCGCGAAGGACGCCCCGCGCGAGGGCGCGATCCGCGAGCGCGAGCGCCGGATCGAAGCGCTCATGGTGAAGATCACCGGCAGCACCTCGATCGGCACCAACCGCTGGTCCTACACATGGCAGCGCGCCGACGTGAACAGCTCGAACGATTTCGCGCTGCGCACCGGCGGCAGCACCGGCAGCGCCCTCAACACCTGCGAGGGCATCAACAATGGCACGAACATCGGCCCCGGCTACCTGGTCGCGAACATCCCCGCAGGGTTCTCGGTGAAGGCCGTCACCGGCTACGTCGTGATCTTCCCCATTCACCGCACGGACGGCACCGTGCGGTGGGTGTTCTCGGTGCCGAACGCCATCGATGGAGTGTGCGAATAATGGCAGCGCGATACGACATCACGATCGAGCAGGGCGCCACCTTCACCTTCGATCTCCAGGTGCAGGGAATCAACCTCACCACGGGGTACACCGTCCGCATGCAGGGCCGCACCTCGCACGCCGCGACGACGACCGTGTTCTCGCTCACGAACGCGAGCGGGATCACCCTGACCCACAGCGGCCAAGGGCATTCGCACATCATCCCGGTGATCTCGGCGACCGCCACCGCCGCGATCTCGGCGCCGATGGCGGGCGTGTACGACATCGAGTACCAGGAGACGAGCACGGGCATCGTGACCCGCATCCTCGAGGGGTCGTTCTACGTCACGCCGGAGGTGACGAGATAATGCCCGACCTGACCGTCACGCCGACCGTGCAGTCTCTGACCGTGACGCCCACGGTGCAGTCGCTGTCGATCACGACGGCGCCGGCGCTCATCGTCGATATCGACTCCTGGCCGCTGACCTACACCGCTGACGTGATCGCGGCGAACATCACGCTCGCGAACGCCACGACGTGGTACACCGTCAAGACCCTGAGCCTCGCGGCCGGCGACTGGCTTGTGCACGGCAACGTGGTCGCCTACTCGACCAGCGGCACGCCAACCGTCGACATCCGAATCGCCGAGCCCCTGCTCGGCACCGTCTACGGCTCGGCCGCGAGCGCGATCACGCGCGCAACCGCGGCGCTGTCGATCAACCTCACCACGATCGTGCAGCTGTCCGCGACGACGAACATCTCCCTCGAGGCCGCCACCACCGTGGGCGGCAGCGTCACCCAAATCCGCGCAGCGACGCCGTCGCAAAGCGCCCCGTACTGCACCAACATCGTTGCGATCAAGATCGCGTAGGAGGATTCCATGCCGCATAAGGCCGTCACCGTGAGCGGAAACACCAATACCGGAGCCTGGCTCCAGCTCGACAAGAACACCATCGGCACCGTGAGCGTCGCGTTCTACAACGAATCCCAGCCGTTTGAGTTCGTCTGCAACGCAACCACTGCCGGCCTTGCGGGCGACGAGAAGACCGCGAACCGCACCTTCAAGGTGGCCGCCGGCGGCATCGTCTCGCCGGTCCGATACGATCTTGACCCGTCGACGACGTGGGTGAGGTCGACCACCACCACGGCAACCGCGTTCCAGGCACATTTCCAGTGGTGACACCATGACGATCGAGATCCTCGCCGGCGCCCTCGGAATCATCGCGAGCGTAGTCACCACCACGATGGTCGTCGTGTCGAAACTGACGCGCGTCGAGGTGATGATCGCCGAGCTGCGCGCGACCATGTCGGCCTACGAGCACCGCATCTCCGAATTGGAAAGGAAGATCAAGTGAAGGACAAGAACACCACCGTGCTGGGCATCGCCGCGATCCTCACCGCCGTGGGCTCGCTGCTCACCGCAATGTTCGACGCCGACCCGGCGACCGTCGCTGACTGGGGCACCGCCGCCGCGGCCGTGATCGCCGGCGTCGGCCTGATCTTCGCGAAGGACTCGAAGGGCAGCGGTGTTTGACCGTGCCCTCGTCGCGATCGTGCTCGCGCTGCTGGGGTATCTCGAGCGCCGCGGCGTATCGACTGCTCGCGACGCCGATCCCGACCGTGCTCGCCTTGCTCGCGCTGGTGGTCGCCTGCGCGAGTGGATGCGGGAGCAGGACGATATTCGTGCCGGAGGAGAGCCCGATGCGAGTCGGCCCCTCGAGCCGCCTGCGCGTCTACCACCGGATCGACGGGACATGGACGCTCAGTGAGAACCGCATCGAGGTCCCCGAGGGGTGGTACCTCGTCCCGCCGTCGTATGTCGCGGAGGCGCCATGAGCCTGCACCGCGTGTGCTGCTGCGGTGAGGGGAACTGCTGCAAGTGCCATCCGGTCTACGGTGGCGCGACCAGCTGGACGGTGACCTGGTCCGGCAGCGCGTCGGTTTCGCCCGGCAATTGCGCGTGTCTTGTCGCGTCCTACGGTGCGCCGACAACTAGTGAACTCCAAGTCTCGACCACCTATACGAAGACCTCGCATTCGTATGTGTTCGACTGGACGAACCCGCTTGATCCGCTTACCTGCACCGTCAAGCCCGTGACGGGATCATCGAGCTTCACGTCAACGCAATTCGTCTACAACGCCTACGACATCGATTCGTCGGGCGTCTGCACGCTTGCGTCGACCGGCATCATTACTGGCGCCACGCTCAAGGTGACCGTCGCCGTGCTGCCACCCGATTGCAACATCCCCCGCACCAATTGGACGGTGACCGTCGACGTGCGCACGATAAGCAACGTTGTCATTTGGACATTCACGGGATCGACCAGCTGCACGGCGCCTGGACCTTTTACCCTGACCAACACAGCGGTGACGATCGCCAACGGCGCCTGTTTCGGCGGCGACGTGTACAGCTACTCCGCCGGCACGGTCACGATCACATGAGCTGCCGCCACGCCCCAGCTGGGGAATGCACGCACAGCCTCGCGCTGCCCCTGTACGGCCCTCGGCCGTCCGCCGGCGTCTGCGGGCGCTGCGAGCACTACGACGGCCCTCCGCGCGGCCTGGGCGACGTGATCGCGACCGTCACGCACTTCGCGGGCATCCGCCCGTGCGAGCCCTGCCAACGCCGCCGCGAAGCGCTCAACGAGATTTCCAAGAATCTCTTCAAGTGACGCCACCCGCCGCGCCGATAGTGTGTATAACACAGGGCGTGCGAACCACCAAATCCGTCGCGATTGACGACCAAACCGCAGAGGCGCTCAACGCCCTGCACGCCGCCCTCGGAATCTCGCGCCGCCGCATCGTGCGGGAGGCGATCGCCGGATATTCCGTCCTGCTCGACCTGAGCACGACGGCACGCAGGAAGGAAACAAGACCATGCTCGGATACGTCATCTACGGAAGCGCCGTCCTTTTCATGCTGTGCGCGACCCTCGCGCCGCTCTTTATCGAGGGGGACGACCAGTGAACCGCGAAGCTGAGCGCGAGATGTTCGAGGCGAACGAGCCCCAACCGGGCATGGACCGCTTTGAGCGCGAGTACCACCCGAACAACATGCATGCGCAGACCCCGCACCACCGCCTGCTCGAGCAGCTGACCGACCGCGCCGCGGCGATTCGCGCCGGCGACCGCGTGACGGCCGACATGCTCGAGGCCGTCGGCTCCTGGCTCACCCTCTACCGCCGCCGCGAGGCCCGCGTGTGGGGCGACCTGTGCGACGCCCGGCAGGAGATCTACCGCCTGCGGACGGAACTTGCGGCGTGTTGCCGCACCCCGGCGCCCGAGACTACCCCGGGCGCCGGGGACACCTTTGCGAGGGAGGCGCTGTAATGCTCGGCTCTGCCATGATGAAGATCGCGGAGTCGGGGCGATTCGCGGAACGCCGATCCATGATCATGCATTTCGCGACGGTGCTCCTCGAGTG